ATGAAAAAATTCATTGGATCAGTTTTAGCTACGACATTAATTTTAGGGGGATGTTCCACGATGGAAAATGAATCAAGTAAAGACACGAATACAGAAACAAAATCAGTACCTGAAGAAATGGAAGCTTCAAAATATGTAGGCCAAGGCTTCCAACCGCCTGCAGAAAAAGATGCGATTGAATTTGCGAAGAAGCATCGTAAAGAATTTGAAAAAGTAGGTGAACAATTCTTTAAAGATAACTTTGGACTAAAAGTTAAAGCTACAAATGTTGTAGGTAAAGATGATGGTGTAGAAGTTTATGTGCATTGTGAAGATCATGGCATTGTATTTAATGCAAGTCTACCTTTGTACAAAGATGCCATCCATCAAAAAGGATCAATGCGCAGTAATGACAATGGTGATGATATGAGTATGATGGTGGGTACAGTGCTGAGTGGCTTTGAATATCGAGCGCAAAAAGAAAAGTATGATAACTTATATAAATTCTTCAAAGAAAATGAAAAGAAATATCAATATACAGGCTTTACAAAAGAGGCAATTAACAAGACACAAAATGTCGGATATAAAAATGAATATTTTTATATTACATACTCTTCTAGAAGTTTAAAAGAATATCGAAAGTATTATGAACCACTGATTCGAAAAAATGATAAAGAATTTAAAGAAGGAATGGAACGAGCAAGAAAAGAAGTGAATTACGCTGCAAATACAGATGCTGTTGCTACACTTTTTTCTACTAAGAAAAACTTTACTAAAGACAATACAGTAGATGATGTAATCGAACTAAGTGACAAATTATATAATTTAAAAAATAAACCAGATAAATCTACAATCACAATACAAATAGGGAAACCCACTATTAATACTAAGAAAGCCTTTTATGATGATAATCGTCCAATAGAATATGGGGTGCACAGTAAAGATGAATAAAATTAATGATAGGGATTTAACAGAATTAAGTAGTTACTGGGTTTATCAAAATATTGATATAAAAAAAGAATTTAAAGTTAATGGAAAAAGGTTTAAACAAGTAGACAGTTATAATGATGATAAGAATAGTAATTTGAATGGTGCTGCTGATATTAAAATATATGAGTTATTAGATGATAAAAGTAAACCAACTGGTCAACAGACAATAATTTATCAAGGAACATCTAATGAGGCAATTAATCCAAATAATCCATTAAAATCATCGGGGTTTGGAGATGATTGGCTCCAAAATGCTAAATTAATGAATAATGATAATGAAAGCACAGATTATTTAAAGCAAACAGATCAATTATCAAATCAATATAAAAAAAAGTTAGAAGATGCAGATAGATTATCAAATAGTGATTTTTTAAAAAAATATAGAATGGAATCAAGTAACTTCAAAAACAAAACCATTGTGGCGGATGGCGGTAATTCGGAAGGCGGTGCAGGAGCAAAATATCAAGGAGCGAAACATCCAAATGAAAAAGTTGTTGCTACTGACCCAGCAATGGTACCTTATGCTGCTTGGCAGAAATTTGCTAGACCACGCTTTGATAATATGATTAGTTTTAATAGTACCAACGATCTATTAACATGGTTACAAGATCCATTCATCAAAGATATGCCGGGAAAACGCGTTAACATTAGTGATGGTGTGCCCAGGTTAGATGCTTTAATAGACAGCCATGTAGGTTATAAAAGGAAGTTAAATAGAAAAGATAACACATACGATACTGTACCACTAATCAAAATTAAGTCGGTAAAAGATACAGAAATTAAAAATGGAAAAAAAGTAAAAAAGACTATTAACATAACATTAGATATGGATGGGCGAATTCCAATAAATGTTTGGACAGGAGATTCGATTGCACGTTCTGGAAGAGGAACTTTAATTAAACTTAATTTAGAAAATCTTGATGCGTTGAGTAAACTGATTACTGGTGAAACTAGTGGTATGTTAGCAGAATGCGTAATCTTTTTAAATGAAAGTTTTAACATCTCAGAAAATGAAAATAAAAATTTTGCAGATAGAAAGAAACAATTATCAGAAGGATTTAAGGATAAGATTAACTTATTTCAATTAGAAGAAATGGAAAGAACTTTAATTAGTAAAATAAACTCACTTGAAGAAGTTGCAGATGAAACAATAGAAAGTATTAGTGCTGTTAAACACTTATTACCTGATTTTGCATTGGATGCATTAAAAGAAAGAATTAATGAGTTGTTTAAAGGTATAAAATCTTTTATAGAAAAAGTGTATGATAGTATAGATAATGAAATTTTAGAAATTTTCAAAAATATTGATCATGACTTCAAGGATGGAGTATCTGAAGAAATGATGAAACATTTGAAAGTAGTAAAACAGAATATTCAGCAAATAAAAAATCAAAATGATATTTATGGTAGGCAAATTGCAGATATTAGAAGTATTATGAAGCAACAAGATGCAACAATTTTAGATGGAAATTATCAAATTAATTATAGCTGTGAAAATATGGTGCAGGGTCTAGCTTTACCTTCTAATTATTTAGGAAGAAAAATGAAAATATTAAAAGACCATATCGATGATGGTATTAAAAAAATAGCAGACTATGTTCAAGGTATATATGATGAATATGCATCGAAAATTGTCGATGTAATAAAATATTTGATTAATACAATTCCCAAAATACGTAAGAATTTAAGACATGCAATTGAAATGTTAAATGTAAAAAAGAAAGAATTTTTGTCCCTGATTCCTAATGTAACTTGTAATTATATTAAAACTAAATTAGAAGAATTAGATAATACTTTAGGCAAATGGGAGCCTTTTCTTAATGATTTAAAAGCAGTGTCACCAATTTTAGATAACCATTTAGATGATATTGTTAAGAACATGAAGCCTTTGATTGTACAAATGATATTTGAACCATCACATTATGATGATATGTTTAATTCAAGAAAAGCTTTAACGCCAGTGTTCTCAAGCGTTTTATAAAGCTTGTAAAAAATATAAGGGCAAAAAAAGGGCAGATTTAAGCTAACTTGGAATGTTTTCGAGTTTTTGAGTTAGTTCTCTATCCATTTTTTCAGTTACATGAGTATATATGCGAATGGTTGTTTTTTCATCTACATGTCCTACCCTTTTCATAATTGCTTTTAAAGAAACATTCATTTCTACTAATAAAGTTATGTGTGTATGTCTAAATGTGTGCGTGGTAACTTTCTTATTCATATTTAAAGCTTTTGTAGTTTTCTTAAGCACACCGGCGATTTGATTATTACATAAAGGATTCCCTTTTTTTGTTGTGAATATGAACCCTCTGTCAACATAGCTCGAATTCCATCTTTTCAACATTTTGTTTTCCAGTATTATCTTTTTAAAAATTTCTACGGTTCTAGAATTGATGCTGATACTTCTTTTTGAACTTATAGTCTTTGTAGTGTCTTTGTATCCGAATCCTTCCTCGTATTTAATGCGGTGAATTGTACCTGTTATATTAATAGTTTTGTTTAATAAATCTATATCTTTTTCCTGCAGTGCTTGTAGTTCTCCTATGCGCATACCAGTTAAAGCCTGTACTTCTAAGATGCTGGCAATTAAAATGCGATTTCGCTTGTGTAACTTATTATCATTTAGTATATGATCACGTATCTGTAGGACTTGGTTCATTTCTAAATAGTTGTACATTTTAGATTCATCTTTTTCGATATCCTCTATTGTTTTTCTTCTTTTAGGAATTTTGACATTAGTTAACAAATATTCATTTGGATAATTGTAAAATTTAACTGCATATTTAATAGCTCCTTTCATATCTCCGAGTTGACGGGTTACTTGATTTTGAGAATAGATATCTGATAATTTATTAATAAATATCTGCATATATTTTGTATCTAGTTTGTTTAAAAGCAAGTTCTCAGAGCTGTATCGTTTAATGTTTCTAATTCTTATTTTTATATTATTAAGAGTAGTCAACTTTGAACCTGATGTTTTTATATGATATTCAAGCCATTCATCTAATAGCGCGTGAAAAGTCAAAGTTTTTAATTCGCTTGACGACTTGTTGTTCAGTTTTTCTTTTATTTTTTCTTCTAAACGAAACATTGCTTCTTTTTGAGATTGTTTTGTATTCTTGTTCAACACAACACTTACGCGCTTCCATTTATCTGTGTATGGATCTTTGTACTTCTCGTAATATCTGTATTTAGTTTCGTTATTTTTGTTTTTAAATTTTTCAATCCACATGTTTATACCTCCTGTAGGAACGTATGTTCTGTAAATTTGTAAAAAATAATAAGGGTAGGTGGGCTACCCAAAATTTAGTACTAGGTACTAAATATGTTATAATAAAATAAAAAGTAGGTGATAAGATGACTCAATTTCTAGGGGCGCTTCTTCTTACAGGAGTTTTAGGTTACATACCATATAAATATCTAACAATGATAGGTTTAGTTAGTGAAAAAAACAAGATTATCAATACTCCTGTATTATTGATTTTTTCTATTGAAACATGTTTGATATGGTTTTATAGTTTTATAATTTTTAATAATGTTGATTTAAAAAATTTGAATTTAATTCAGTTGCTTACAGGTCTAAAAGCAAATATTTTGTTTCTATTTATTTTTGTTTTAACAGTGTTTGTATTTAATCCTTTAATTGTTAAATTTATTATCTGGTTAATTAATATAACCAGAAAGTTTATGAAATTGGATTGTATAAGCTTATTAGACAAAAGAGACAAGTTGTTTAATAACAACGGTAAACCAGTATTTATAGTTATAAAAGACTTTGAAAACAGAATCATTGAAGAGGGTGAACTTAAAACCTATAATTCAGCTGGTAGCGATTTCGATTTACTAGAAGTTGAGCGACAAGATTTCAAAGTATCTGATTTAGCGTCAAACGATGAATTGTATATTAAACATACGCTTGTAGACCTTAAACAACAAATTAAATTGGATTTATATTTAATGAATGAATACTAATCTTTTTTCTTAGCTTTTTCTGATAAAGTGCTTTTTAATTTTTCGCTGGCGCCTGACTTTTCAAAACTTTTGTTTAATGGGTTACTACGAGTAGTTTCTTGTTTTTTGTTTTTATCTACCATAAAATTCTCACCACCATTCAACGTCTACACTAGTAGGCGTTTTTTGATTTTTATATTAAAGGGCTATAAAAAGCTGTTAATACTTCAATTCTTTAATCCACATATATTTAAAAGTGAGGTAGTAGGTAATAAATATAAGACTTAAAGTTAAGATTGCTTTTTTCATGTTTCATAATTAAAACCTCTGTAAATTTAAGGTTAGTATTATGAAATAATGGATTGGTTTATTCTTTAGTACTAACTTCGTAGTAAATTATATAGTTCGCTAAATTGTATTTATCTACTATATTTTTGGAATAAACAATTTCCTTTTCTTTCTTCAGTAAATTATAAAAATCTACATCATTTTCGTTAGCTGATTCTATTTTGGTGATATCAGATTGTCTAACGATTCTTTTAGATCTGTCAAGGTATATAAATTTCCCTGATTTAGAATTAGTCTTTTTATTCACACCGACGTAAATTGAAAGTAATATACTTTTTCCAAAAACAGCATCACTGTGATTATGGTTTTCATCTTCTATAACTAAGAATACATGTTTTTTTGTAAAAATTTTTTTGATCATCGTTATTATTCCTTTATTAAATTTATTAAGTCTTCTTCATTTAAAAATTGAATTTTTGCACCATTTCCAACATATTCTCGAGCTTTTCGTTGTTTTGAAACTAGTCCGTTCACATCTTTATATTTATCATCTTGAACACCTTCGACTAAAATATCTGTTTTTGCAGTTACGTCACTTCTGATATAAGCTCCTTTCTTTCTAGTTAATATCATTAAATCTTGTTTTTCAGTGTCAAAATTACCTGTAAAAACAACATTTTTATCTTTTAAAATAGGGATTACACTTTCCACTTCTATTTTATTAATCTCAGATATTTTCATATGAATTTTTTGAAATCCTGAATCGAAAAGTTTAGTTGGAGAGTTAGAATATTTGCTAAATCTAATGTATTGCTTAGGCATATAATGTATTAATTTTAATACACTATAATGCTGATTGTTTTTAGCGAGTGATATCAACATCTTCGATAAAGCTAGCACGTCAAATTTAGCAGAATGTAATTTTTCTTTATCGATATCATATAAGCTACACAAATTTTCTAATTTAAAACTAGAGATTGCGTGGAAGCTTCTAAAGATATTTATACTATCGACATACATGAAGTTTGGAACAGGTAAGTCATAATAATTATTAGTATTTTTTAATACTGAAATATCAAAAAGTGCATTATGAGCAATAATTAAATGTGATTCTTTTAAAAGATAGAGAATTTCTTGGTAAATATCTGGATATTTAGGTGCTTTTAATATGACATCTTCAGGTATTTTATGTATTTTAGCGTTTTTCAAGTTATATCTATTATTAGGAGGATTAATATAAGATGAATAAACTTTTACTATTGATAAATCCTTAATTAAAGATACAGCAACTTCGCAAGGGCTGTTCATATGTTCATTCATAGTTTCAAAGTCTAAGACTGCAATATCATATTTTTTCATTTGCAAGTGCTCCTTTTATAAAATAACTTTTCCAATTAACCTCACACTTTCATTTCTATAAAAGTGTAGATCGTCGTAATCTTTATTTAGTGAAACTAGAGTCAATCTATCATCTTCAACAAAGACTTTCTTAACGTACGCTTCTTCTTCAATGATGAATATACCAATTTGTCCATTCTTTATATTGTGAGTTTTCTCCACAAATATGATTTCGCCATCTTTAAACATAGGTTCCATAGAATCACCATTTACTTTTAACGCTAAATCGTGTGTGGGGATAGGTCCTTTAACCATTTCAGTAAATAGCGTTTCATCGTGTAAACGTTCTCCTACACCAGCAGAGACGCAACCATTGACGTTAACTGGAGTTTTCTCCTGTTTATATGAATTAATATCTACAACGTTATCTCCTTTAGAATTCTGTTCTTCCAATTGTTCATTTGCATAGTTAAGTACGTTTTCTTGGCGGGGAGGTGTGAGTTTGTTGTATATGGAAGTGATGTCGTTATCGTCTTTGTATGTAGTATCTATGTCGCTTTTACCAACCTCGAAAACATCAGCTATCCTTTGTATAACGCCGTGAGAGGGGTTGGAACGTAAATTTAAATAATCGCTTAAAGTAGATGGTTTTATGTTAATGAGTTCAGCAAGTTTCTTTTGAGACATATTTGAATCGTTGAGAAATTTTCTAATGTTTTTGGCTATAATAATATTTCTTTCTTTGTTCATATTACTTACCTCCTTTTTTCTTATTATACGAAATTTTCATATCATAGTAAAGTTTTTTACGAAAAAAACGTATTTAATGTTGACAATACGAAAATTTCGTATTATATTAGGTTTACGAAAGGCGGTGACAACATGAAAACATTAAAAGAGTTGAGGACTGATTACGGATTGACTCAAAAAGAGTTAGGAGATTTATTTAAGGTCTCATCACGTACAATTCAAAATATGGAAAAAGACTCTACAAACATTAAAGATAGTTTACTTTCTAAGTATATGAGTGCTTTTAATGTTAAATATGATGATATTTTTTTAGGTAATGAATACGAAAATTTCGTATTTACGAATGATAAAAAGAAATCAATTATTTTAGCATTTAAAGAAAAACAAACATCTTAATAGGAGGAATAACAAATGTTACAAAAATTTAGAATCGCTAAAGAAAAAAGTAAATTAAAACTCAATTTACTAAAACATGCAAACAGTAATTTAGAAACAAGAAACAACCCTGAACTGTTGCGAGCAGTTGCAGAGTTGCTTAAAGAGATTAATCGATAAATTCTATGAATTCGATTTTAGCTGAAGCGATAGCTACTATTTTGTCTCCAACAAAAGTATATGAGCCATTAGTGAACAAGGAACTTTTAATTTTTTCTTTTGATATTTCAACAGTTCCGCGATGACCTGACTTTATCACTTTTTCTAAATTATCGATTTCAACAAATTTATCATTAGAAAGATATAAACAAGCTTTCATACTTATCACCTCCTTAGGTTGATAACAACATTATACACGAAAGGAGGAATAACAAATGAACATTCAAGAAGCAACTAAGATAGCTACAAAAAATCTTGTCTCTATGACACGGAAAGATTGGAAAGAAAGTCATCGAACTAAGATATTACCAACAAATGATAGTTTTTTACAATGCATCATTTCAAATAGCGATGGGACAAACCTTATCAGATATTGGCAACCTTCAGCCGATGACCTCATGGCAAATGATTGGGAAGTTATAAACCCAACTAGAGACCAGGAATTATTGAAGCAATTTTAGAAATGCTATCAATGATACTTTTTAAATTGTTTTTAAACTCATTTTCAAAGTAAACAACAGTCTTGTCTGAAATTGTTACATGATAAATAGTGTTACTAGCATACACGCCGTTTAGGAACCCAGAGTTTTTAAGTTTATTTAAATCGTATTTTACATCTTCGAAATGTAGTTTTTGAAAATACTTTGTATGTATATCTTTAGCACTTCCAAAATTATTGCAGGTTAATTTAACCGAACCTAACTTTACACATTCTAAATAATCTTTGTAGAGTACGGACAAGATATATTGTTGGTCTTTAGTAAGTGTATCAAATTCATCAGATATCAAGGGCATGTTATCACCTCCTTAGGTTGATAACAACATTATACACGAAAGGTGGAACAACAAATGAACACAAGATCAGAAGGATTGCGTATAGGCGTCCCACAAGTTTCTAGCAAAGCTGATGCTTCTTCATCCTATTTAACGGAAAAGGAACGTAACTTAGGAGCGGAAATATTAGAGCTTATTAAAAAAAGTGATTACAGCTACTTAGAAATAAACAAAGTTTTCTATGCATTAGATAGAGAACTTCAATACAGGGCGAATAATAACAAACTTTAACATTTATCTAAAGGAGTGATAGAGATGCCAAAAATCATAATACCACCAACACCAGAAAACACATATCGAGGCGAAGAAAAATTTGTGAAAAAGTTATACGCAACACCTACACAAATCCATCAATTATTTGGAGTAAGTAGAAGTACAGTATACAACTGGTTGAAATATTACCGCAAAGATAATTTAGGTGTAGAAAATTTATACATTGATTATTCACCAACAGGCACTCTGATTAATATTTCTAAATTGGAAGAGTATTTGATCAGAAAGCATAAAAAATGGTATTAGGAGGATTATCAAATGAGCGACACATATAAAAGCTACCTAATAGCAGTGCTATGCTTCACGGTCTTAGCGATTGTACTCATGCCGTTTCTATACTTCACTACAGCGTGGTCAATTGCAGGATTCGCAAGTATCGCAACATTCATATTCTATAAAGAGTACTTTTATGAAGAATAAAAAAACTGCTACTTGCGACAACAAGTAACAGTTAAAGATAAGCATTTGTCTTAAATAATTATATAAGGAGTTATTAATATGACCTTACAACAAAAAATACTATCACATTTTGCAACATATGACAATTTCAATCCTGATGATGTAGTTGAAGTTTTTGGAGTATCGAAAACACATGCAAAATCCACACTTTCGAGACTTAAGAAAAAAGGAAAGGTTGAAATGGAAAGTTGGGGAAAATGGCGTGTTATCGAAGCACAATTACATTTAACTGTCGTCGAACGTAAAAAAGAAATTTTAGAAGAGCAATTTGAATTGTTAGCAAGATTGAATGAACAAAGTGATGACCCTAGAGAAATAGAAGATCGTATCAAGTTAATGATTCGTCTAGCTAACCAATTTTAAGGAGGATTTAATCAATGGCAATATTAGAAGATATTTTTGAAGAATTAAAACTATTAAATAAGAATTTACGTGTGTTAAATACTGAACTATCAACTGTGGATTCATCAATCGTACAAGAGAAAGTTAAAGAAGCACCAATGCCAAAAGAAGAAACAGCTCAACTGGAAACAATTGAAGAAGTTAAGGAAACGTCTACTGATTTAACTAAAGATTATATTTTATCAGTAGGAAAAGAGTTCCTTAAAAAAGCAGATACTTCTGATAAGAAAGAATTTAGAAATAAACTTAACGAACTTGGTGCGGATAAGCTATCTACTATCAAAGAAGAACATTATGAAAAAATTGTTGATTTCATGGAAGCGAGAATTAATGCATGAAGCTAGATCACTCAAATAGAGCTCATGCAAAGCTAAGTGCAAGTGGTGCGAAACAATGGCTAAACTGCCCACCGAGTATTAAGGCAAGTGAAGGTATTGCAGATAAAAGTTCAGTTTTTGCTGAAGAAGGTACATTCGCCCATGAATTAAGTGAGTTATATTTCAGTCTTAAATATGAAGGCCTAACACAGTTTGAGTTTAATAAAGCTTTTCAAAATTATAAGCGAAATCAATATTACAGTGAAGAGTTGCGTGAATATGTTGAAGAGTATGTAGCTAATGTAGAAGAAAAATATAACGAAGCTTTGAGTAGGGATAATGATGTAATAGCTTTATTTGAAACAAAATTGGATTTAGGTAAATACGTCCCTGAATCTTTTGGTACTGGTGATGTCATTATATTTTCAGGTGGTGTACTTGAAATTATTGACCTTAAATACGGTAAAGGCATTGAAGTTTCAGCTATAGATAATCCTCAACTTAGATTATATGGCTTGGGCGCATATGAACTGCTTAGTTTAATGTATGACATTCATACAGTTCGCATGACTATCATACAACCACGAATAGATAACTTTTCTACTGAAGAGTTACCAATATCAAGATTACTTCAATGGGGAACCGATTTTGTTAAACCATTAGCCAGACTTGCTTATAACGGTGAAGGTGAGTTTAAAGCAGGTAGTCATTGTAGATTCTGTAAGATAAAGCATTCATGTAGAACACGTGCAGAATACATGCAAAATGTGCCTCAAAAGCCACCACATTTGTTAAGTGATGAAGAGATTGCAGAACTTTTATATAAACTGCCTGATATCAAAAAATGGGCTGATGAAGTAGAACATTATGCGCTAGATCAAGCGAAAGGAAATGATAAAAACTATCCTGGTTGGAAGCTTGTAGAAGGTCGTTCACGAAGAATGATAACTGATACAAAAGCAATGCTTGAAAAGTTAGTTGAAGCGGGTTATAAACCTGAAGATATTACAGAAACCAAGTTACTTAGCATTACGAATTTAGAAAAATTAATTGGTAAAAAAGCATTTTCTAAAATTACAGAGGGCTTTATAGAAAAGCCGCAAGGTAAATTAACACTTGCTACTGAGTCAGATAAAAGGCCAGCTATAAAGTCATCTGCCGAAGATGATTTTGACGAACTATAAAAAATTAAAAAGGACGGTATATAAACATGAAAGCACAATTAAAAAATGAAACTAAAGTGATTACAGGAAAAGTAAGAGCATCATATGCACATATTTTTGAACCGCACAGTATGGATGAAAGCACACCAAAAAAATATTCGGTTTCACTTATTATTCCTAAAGAAGACACCCAAATGGTCGAGATTATCGAAAAAGCAATTGAGAATGCAAAAGAAGCATTTAAAGGTAAATGGAACGGCAAGATACCTAATAACTTGAAAACGCCATTACGTGATGGAGACATTGATCGTGAAGATGATCCGAATTATGAAAATGCGTATTTTATTAATGCTACAAGTCAAAATGCACCAGGTGTAGTTAGTCCTGCCATGGTTCGTTTGAACGAACCTGGTTCAGTTGTTAGCGGAGACTATATCAGAGCTGTAATCAATTTCTATGGTTATAACGTAAATGGAAATAAAGGAATTGCAGCAGGGCTCAACAACATTCAACTTGTAGAAAAAGGCGAACCTCTTGGCGGTGCAAGTGCAGCAGAAGATGATTTCGATGAATTAGACACTGATGATGAGGATTTCTTATAAGTCAATAGGTGGGGTTTTTAGCCCCACTTTAATTTTAAAGAAATTGAGGTGTCAAGAATTTGAAATTTATGAATATAGATATTGAAACATATAGCAGTAACGATATTTCGAAATGTGGTGCCTATAAATACACAGAAGCTGAAGATTTCGAAATTTTAATTATAGCTTATTCAATAGATGGTGGACCGATTAGTGCGATTGACATGACTAAAGTAGATAATGAGCCTTTCCACGCTGATTATGAGACGTTTAAAATTGCTCTTTTTGACCCTGCTGTAAAAAAGTATGCATTCAATGCTAATTTCGAAAGAACTTGTCTTGCTAAACATTTTAATAAACAGATGCCACCTGAAGAGTGGATTTGCACAATGGTTAATTCAATGCGTATTGGCTTACCTGCTTCACTTGATAAAGTCGGAGAAGTTTTAAGGTTACAAAATCAAAAAGATAAAGCAGGTAAAAATTTAATCCGTTATTTTTCTATGCCATGTAAACCAACAAAAGTTAATGGTGGTAGAACAAGAAATCTACCTGAGCACGACCCTGAGAAATGGCAACAATTTATTGATTATTGTGTAAGAGATGTTGAAGTAGAAATGACGATTGCTAATAAAATTAAAGATTTTCCAGTAACTGAAATTGAACAAGCATATTGGGTTTTTGACCAACATATAAATGATAGAGGTATTAAGCTTTCTAAATCATTGATGTTAGGTGCTAATGTGCTTGATAAGCAGAGTAAAGAAGAATTGCTTAAACAAGCAAAACATATAACAGGTTTAGAAAATCCTAATAGTCCTACACAGTTATTGGCTTGGTTAAAGGATGAACAAGGATTAGATATACCTAATCTACAAAAGAAAACGGTTCAGGATTACTTAAAAGAAGCCACAGGAAAAGCTAAAAAAATGCTAGAAATTAGATTGCAAATGTCTAAAACCAGTGTGAAAAAATATAACAAAATGCATGACATGATGTGCAGTGATGAACGGGTAAGAGGTCTGTTTCAATTCTACGGTGCCGGTACTGGAAGATGGGCAGGTAGAGGTGTACAACTTCAGAATTTAACAAAGCATTATATTTCAGATACTGAATTAGAAATAGCAAGAGATCTTATTAAAGAACAACGTTTTGACGATTTAGATTTATTACTCAATGTTCATCCTCAAGACTTATTAAGTCAATTAGTTAGGACGACATTTACTGCTGAAGAAGGTAATGAACTAGCAGTAAGTGATTTTTCTGCAATAGAGGCAAGAGTCATAGCATGGTATGCAAAAGAACAATGGCGTTTAGATGTGTTCAACACACACGGAAAGATATATGAAGCATCGGCTTCTCAAATGTTTAATGTACCGGTAGAAAGCATAACTAAAGGCGACCCTCTCAGACAAAAAGGAAAAGTGTCCGAATTAGCTTTAGGCTATCAAGGTGGCGCTGGAGCTTTAAAAGCAATGGGTGCATTGGAAATGGGCATTGAAGAAAACGAGTTACAAGGTTTAGTTGATAGTTGGCGTAACGCAAATCCTAACATAGTTAATTTTTGGAAGGCTTGCCAAGAGGCTGCAATTAATACTGTAAAATCTCGAAAGACGCACCATACACATGGACTTAGATTTTACATGAAAAAAGGTTTTCTAATGATTGAATTGCCTAGTGGAAGAGCTTTAGCTTATCCGAAAGCTTCAGTTGGTGAAAATAGTTGGGGTAGTCAAGTTGTTGAATTTATGGGCTTAGATCTTAACCGTAAATGGTCAAAGTTAAAAACGTATGGTGGGAAGTTAGTCGAGAATATTGTTCAAGCAACTGCAAGGGATTTACTTGCGATTTCTATAGCAAGGCTTGAAGCATCAGGATTTAAAATAGTTGGACATGTTCATGATGAAGTAATTGTAGAAATACCTAAAGATTCAAATGGACTTAAGGAAATCGAAACTATCATGAATAAGCCTGTCGATTGGGCAAAAGGATTGAATTTGAATAGTGACGGATTTACTTCTCCGTTTTATATGAAGGATTAGGAGTGTGATTGAATGCAACATCAAGCTGATATCAATGCTTCTGTTGACATTAGAATTCCTACAGAAGTCGAAAGTGTTAATTACAATCAGATTGATAAAGAAAAAGAGAATTTGGCGGACTATTTATTTAATAATCCAGGTGAACTATTAAAATATAACGTTATAAATATCAAGGTTTTAGATTTAGAGGTGGAATGATGGCTAGAAGAAAAGTTATAAGAGTGCGTATCAAAGGAAAACTAATGACATTGAGAGAAGTTTCAGAAAAATATCATATATCTCCAGAACTTCTTAGATACAGATACAAACATAAAATGCGCGGCGATGAATTATTGTGTGGAAGAAAAGACTCAAAATCTAAAGATGAAGTTGAATATATGAAGAGTCAAATAAAAGATGAAGAAAAAGAGAGAGAAAAAATCAGAAAAAAAGCGATTTTGAACCTATACCAACGAAATGTGAGAGCGGAATATGAAGAAGAAAGAAAGAGAAGATTGAGACCATGGCTTTATGATGGAACGCCTCAAAAACATTCACGTGATCCGTACTGGTTCGATGTCACTTATAACCAAATGTTCAAGAAATGGAGTGAAGCATAATGAGCATAATCAGTAACAGAAAAGTAGATATGAATGAAATGCAAGACAATGTTAAACAACCTGCGCATTACACATACGGCGACATTGAAATTATAGATTTCATCGAACAAGTTACGGCACAGTATCCACCACAATTAGCATTCGCAATAGGTAATGCAATCAAATACTTGTCTAGAGCACCGTTAAAGAATGGTCATGAGGATTTAGCAAAGGCGAAGTTTTACGTCGATAGAGTATTTGACTTGTGGGAGTGATGACCATGACAGATAGCGGACGTAAAGAATACTTAAAACATTTTTTCGGCTCTAAGAGATATCTGTATCAGGATAACGAACGAGTGGCACATATCCATGTAGTAAATGGCACTTATTACTTTCACGGTCATATCGTGCCAGGTTGGCAAGGTGTGAAAAAGACATTTGATACAGCGGAAGAGCTTGAAACATATATAAAGCAAAGTGATTTGGAATATGAGGAACAGAAGCAACTAACTTTATTTTAAAAGGGCGGAAACAATGAAAATCAAAATTGAAAAAGAAATGAATTTACCTGAACTTATCCAATGGGCTTGGGATAACCCCAAGTTATCAGGTAATAAAAGATTCTATTCAAATGATGTTGAGCGCAACTGTTTTGTGACTTTTCATGTTGATAGCATCTTATGTAATGTGACTGGATATGTATCAATTAACGATAAATTTACTGTTCAAGAGGAGATATAACAATGAAAATCAAAGTTAAAAAAGAAATGAGATTAGATGAATTAATTAAATGGGCGCGAGAAAATCCGGATCTATCACAAGGAAAAATATTTTTTTCAACAGGATTTAGTGATGGATTCGTTCGTTTTCATCCAAATACAAATAAGTGTTCGACGTCAAGTTTTATTCCAATTGATATCCCCTTCATAGTTGATATTGAAAAAGAAGTAACGGAAGAGACTAAGGTTGATAGGTTGATTGAATTATTCGAGATTCAAGAAGGAGACTATAACTCTACACTATATGAGAACACTAGTATAAAAGAATGTTTATATGGCAGATGTGTGCCTACCAAAGCATTCTACATCTTAAACGATGACCTAACTATGACGTTAATCTGGAAAGATGGGGAGTTGCTAGTATGATGTTGAAATTTAAAGCTTGGGATAAAGATAAAAAAGTTATGAGTATTATTGACGAAATCGATTTTAATAGTGGGTACATTTTGATTTCAACAGGTTATAAAAGTTTCAATGAAGTAAAACTATTACAATACACAGGATTTAAAGATGTGCACGGTGTGGAGATTTATGAAGGGGATATTGTTCAAGATTGTTATTCGAGAGAAGTAAGTTTTATCGAGTTTAAAGAAGGAGCCTTTTATATAACTTTTAGCAATGTAACTGAATTACTAAGTGAAAATGACGATATTATTGAAATTGTTGGAAATATTTTTGAAAATGAGATGCTATTGGAGGTTATGAGATGA